TCAGAAGTGTCAATATTTGTTTGTTAATTGCTGCCGGCTCGAGCTTCCAGAAAAAATAAAAGTTTTCCAAAAAAACCCGTCCAATAGCTTGACGGTGGTGGATGACCCTGCTAGCTTGTCAACTCATCTAGCCCAATAGGTCTAGGTATCAATGTGACGTCACAATCGCTGAAATCTACACGCCCAAAAACACTTTCCAAAAACGGAAAGTCTGATGGACGACGCCCGCGATAAGTTGGTACAAAATCAAAGGTTTTCCCCCAGACCCCCTTTCCAAAGGGGGCTTCTTATTAGTACTTACTACGTTTCTTTATTTACGTAGTTAGTCTTGTACTAGTTTACGAAATTAATCTTTTCGTAAGGCTGAAAAAACAAAAACCGTTTTTCCCATTTTTGGTACTTACTTTTTTGTTTTCACTATTGACGGTGGCGGAAGAGACCGATAGTATTGGGGCATGGGGAAGCGCGGTCCATCAGAACACAACAAGTCACGAACTGCTGCAGCTAAAGAAATACCAAAAGCTCAAAAGCAAGAAGTATTCGACTTTTGGAAACTTACGTTCAACAAGTCTCGAGTGAGCATGGACGTCAACAGAGAGAACGCAATAGGCTGGGCAATCTACACCTACGGCCTGGAGGCATGCAGGCACGCAATCCTGGGTTGCGCGGCGTCAGCCTTTCATATGGGACAGAACAAAGCCGGCAAGACCTACAACGGGATAGACTTAATCTTCAGAGACGCTGAGCATGTCGAGATGTTCTTAGAGCGCTACGACAAGTCGACAGATACAAACGCGCGCGATGAATGGATTAATAATGGATAAAGCTGAATTAGCTAACCTTGTAGACCAGGTCTTCGCCACGTATAACCAAGAGCTTCCAATGGATGACAAGAGCCGCGTACAGCTCATCTATAAGTCCTGGTACGACTTGCTCCATGACCTGAGCTACGCAGACTGTAAGGAAGCCTTCCTCATCCTTGCTACTACTTCTACCTTTATGCCTAAGGCCGGAGAGATAAGACGTTCCACAATTAATAGGCGTACAAAAATTGGGGAATCAGATGAACCCATTATTGCTTGGGGTAAATTCCAACGGATAATGGAAGACGCTAACGCAGGTGTGATGAACCAGCAGGAGCTACAGGAGCCTCTCATACAGACTGTGCGCAAGCTGGGTGCAGCTGCCGCAGGGATGCATACCAACGGAGATAGGGAACACTTCATCCGGGTATATGAAAAAGTAATTATAGAAATAGAAGGGGAGAAATATAAAGTCCCTCTTCGGATTGAGGAATAAATGTTTGGTTTTTCTATTTGGCAATTATTGTTTGTTATCATTTCGTCAATATTTATTTGGAATATTTCTTATTCCCGTATTTCATTTCTCAATAAAATTCTGATAATCACTCTTGTGGTAGTTGCAATGAGGAACTTAGTACTGAACTAAATTCCTGGGTATGAAACGAAACCCAGGCCGGCCAGTTGTCATCCCAGATAAGCCAGTAGTGACGCTTACCCTCAGGGTAACAAGAGAGTTCAAACAAAAACTAATAGACCAATCATCTGCTGTTGACTTGACGCTCACCGCCTACATCCAGGCGTTGGTTGAGCGCGATGGGGCGTAAGGCCAGTAAAACAAAATACACAAATAGATGGACAGGAATAACTCTCCGTCTAAAGGGTGATGAAAAGAATCGAATAGTAGAAGCTGCAAATAAAGAAGGAATATCTGTAAATCAGTTTATTCTTTATGCAGTTTGGGATTTCATTCGTAATCAAAAAGGAATCCCCTCGCCCGGTAATGCGCAGTTTGCGCTGCCGACAGTGCAGGAAGAAGTGCTTGCGTATTTGCGCGGGGAACAATTATTAAAGCCGTGCGGCAAAAAAGATTGCCAACAAATAATTACCCAATTAAATGAGATGAATTTTTGTGAGACTTGTAATCTCCGAATTATGTAAGTGGTACATACAAAAGAAATAAAAAATCGAAAAAAGAACGCGCGCGCAAACTTTTTGCCCTTTTTTCTCTCTTTCTTTTGCCGGCTCTTACCCTCCCCACATCTGTGCAAGCGTCGGTCTTGTCGGTTTTATCTTTCTTCTTCTTTGTTCTGCTGCTAGCTGTCGACTCGTCAACCCTGCCCAGACACCATGCATATCGGCAGGTGGAAACTCCAGTGCGTACTCTAAACAGTGATTTCGAACTGGACATGCTTTACAGATGGCTCTAGCCTGTGCAATGTAGGTAATGTCCTTATGTTGTTTGGGAAACATAAGTTCTGTTTTTCCTTTGCATCCTGCTAGTTTAAACCAATCTTTTTTTTCTATATACAAAGACACAGCAGGTACTGAATCTTTTTTATCCAATTCTTTTTGGGTAATTTTATTACTAGTCACTTGTTAAAGTCTCCTAAAAAGAGAGCATTCTTACTCTCCTTATCTAATTACTACTAGATGAATACTGAAACTAAGTGTCAAGTGGATTTAGGTATTTGGTAGGTGTGTTATCATTCCTTTTATGGCTAATTTATATGCAGAAGACAAAAAGACAATCCTCATGTACGAGCAGGAAGCGCTTAATTTCCTTATGGAGTCTCAGCAAATAACCCATGACGATATTGAGACAACCATTGAACAGAGCCCTAAGTACTCACTAGTACAGATGACTGCCAACAACATGTTCCACACCAATAAGAGGCTTACTTGGAGTGATGTAGAAAATGCAAGGAAGACGAAGTAAGTTCTTCTCTCTCCTTTAGTATCCCTATGTAGGGGTATAGGACTATCCGGTAATCAGCAACGTGGATGCTTTAAAATAGCGGCGCGATGTTTTCGGCCTTTGGCTATTATCAGTCTTCTTGTCTTGGGTCTGACAGGTATTCAGACGCTTCATACTCGCCTATCTGAAAGATTAGGCTCAGGAAAGCGATTATAGCAATAATCATAACGCCAAATATTGGGAGCAGCCAGAGCGGATTCATGATTCAATAGTACCAATTTTGTTTTACTGTAAAGTTATCTATTGGTTATTTTGCTTTTTCTTGTCCCTGTACCAGCGTATGGTACGGCGCTCCCGTGTATGGGTCGAACTTAGCCGCAACTGAGATTGCTTTAATTGCCATTTTCCTTGCTACTGCCAGCGTGAGTTTGCCTTTCGGCTGTGCTGCATACAGGGCTCCCAGCGCGTACTGAGCACCAGTCCCTATGGCGAATATCCCACTTGAGTCGGAAATCCATGAGTAGTCCCCATCAATTACATATATCGCCCCATTGATGGCCATGATGACCGTAGATGAGTGCTCGGCTATATGCGTCTTTGAGCCGTTGTCAGGCAGTGCGTAACCATGTGATTCAAAGCATTCCCTTAAACTTGGGATAAATTTAGCTGTAACAAAGTGGTCCAGCTTCTTTCCTCTTAGTGTTGGGGTTGGGTTAGGAGGCGTGAATGCATGATGCAGGATATTGATTGCTCTTAAATCTCCGGCCGCGCCGAGCACGTACCTTCCATTTACACCTATCTTGCCGTTGGATTCCCTAAGACTAACTATCTGTGATATCGGTCCTTCATCGCTATCAAGCGTTGATATACGTGAATCAGCCGTGACCACACAAAAGCCATCACCCTGAATCCCGATAATCGTTGTCATTGCTAGTCGGAGCCTTCTTGCAAGTGTCGTGCTTCTTCTATTCTGTGTGCTTCTTCTAGAAGTACAGACATAGCTTCGTAAGGGTCGAACTCGCCCTTTGACTCATCGATGAATTCAATTGTTTTCTTGCTTAATCCATATAGCCATTCACCCTCTGGGTTTATGCCTACAACCTCAATCAGACCTACTTGTCGTAGGAAATCTAGGTCTTGGATGATTGCTTCATTCCATTCTTCACTCATGCTTTGTATTCTTCTCCCCTGAATATTCCGTGACCGTTGTAAATCCACATTGGCTCGTAGAAGAACTCTTCTCCGCCAACGCCAACTGGCTGGTAGGTAACTACGCCGAGTCCCTGCTGCCAGTTCTCAGCACCCTGAAGCAATGGTCGGCCAAATTCATCTGAGCCAGACTTTACAGAAGGTACTGCTCCGTCAATCCTACAGAGACATCCAGGACTTGCGGCCATAATTGTTCTAGGGCCCTTGTCTGTTCTTCTAGTTCTGTAGGCGTACTCGTTCCTGTGGATATGTCCGTAGATGACTGATATACGCTCATTATCCAAATACTTCTTCGTGGTGGAGTTGTTTGAGACGACCTTGTCGCCGTGGACAACCATTAGGTTCGTGTTGATA